CGTAAAGCCTAAACTCAATAGGGTCAAGAGGGTAATCGTCTAAGAACCCTGGAATGATAATTCCCCAGTCTCGTTCAGTGTTGTACGTCATGACTTAACACCTTTCCAGGATTCGAGGGATTGATCTTTTTTGCTGCAATTGCAAGATTTGCAAGCCGTCACAAGATTGCTTGGATCGTGGGAACCCCCCTTGCTTTGAGGGATGACATGATCAAGCGAGAGTTTGAGCGTTGAGCCACAGTAGACGCACCGATAACCGTCTCGGTTGAAGACAAAATCTTTATGTTCTTGATATTCCCGCGCAAAATCACCCTTGTATCGATAAGAGTGTGTTGCAAGCGCATTCCGATCGATTGCGTATTCGGCGGATAGAATACCTAGTTGGCTAAGCCCATCCACTCGCCTTGAAACCGTCCTGCGGCTCAGCCCCGTGTAATTCGCTATCTCCTGCACTGTCAGCTTGCCTGCGCAAGGAATAGACGATCGAAAGCTGATAAATAACAGAACCGCCTTAGACGCGCTATCAATATCTGCCGAAAAAATCTCACCCTTTCCCTGAAGCTTCATGATCAACACCTTTCACTTGATAAAACGCTTCAGCGCCCTGATACTTAAATGGTAATGCCACTTTAATGCTTAGTCAACATCAGTATAGCATTGACCAAGCATTACCCGTATGCTACCATCGCTGTAATATGATTTCGAGGTAGCGTTATGCAGCAATTGATGACAACGAAAAAGATCCGCATTTCTGTTTATTTAGAAGAGTCCTTGAAAGAGAAGCTAGAAAAACTCGCCCGCGCAAATAAGCGATCGGTTAGCAATCTGATTGAGGCGTCTATGGAGGAAATTGTTAAGCAAGCGCTGAAGTCCGGCGAGATTGAAGAATAGCATTTATTAAAAGATCGTCCTTACTCTAAGATCACAAAAAGCCACAAAAGCCGATACACCTGATGCAAAATTGTGTTAATCTGGACGTAGCAAACTTGACGTTAACGTAAGCTTTTATTTGCGGGGGCAAGCTGAAAGCCGCGTAACTCCTGACTAAGGGCAAGTTGTTTTCCTGTGTTTCGTTCTCCTTGTAATACTTGGGTTTACCGGGTTGCAGCCCGGTATTTTTGTATCTGCATTCTATCAGATCGATATGAAGGAAAGATCGATCAGCAAGCGTGACCACGGACTGAAATCGTTGTAGTTGTGGCGCAAGTGGCCGTGATTCTGATGCCGTAAACGCCCCGGACATTTAGCCTTAGCCATGCCCGTGCACCTGCTGCTAGAAGGCGAGGGGATGCAGAAGCTTCCATGTTGATGATCGTGGAGTTGCCGTTTTGAAGTGCTGTATTCGTGGTGTAATCGGCATCAGATCCCAATTTTGCGTAGTACCAGTTAGCCGTTGAAAATGCCACTAAAATGCTGCACGCGGTCAACGCAGCTCCACCTGTATTGATAATTTCTAGCCCAACGTTTTCGTATCCCGCCGTGACCTGGGTGATCACAGTTGTGGTAGTGCTGGTTACGGTTACATCAGAGGCCGTCTGGAAGTTTGTAATTTGCTTATCAGAAACTACCTTAAGTCGATCGGCATCCAACGCTGTTGGGAATCTGCCAAGTATTGAAGTAAGGGTTTGCAGTGCTCGCTTGACCAAGCCAATCAGTGGTGCGTCAGCCGTATCGCTGCCCGCTGCGCCCACGTTGGTATCCCCTAACTGAACGACATACGAAGTAAAGTCGTCCGCACCGCTCGTGACCTCTGCGCGACGGTTGCGTGAGGTATTCGTCCCGTCGACATAGGTTCTGTTGGTGTAGTTCGGCATTGTTCCTCCTAATCAGGCATTGTGTAACGGTTGTTGTAATTCAAGGACAAGTTGATGACCTGAGCGCTAGTGATGTTGGAATACCACCAGATTGATTTGAGTCCATTGATCGAAACAGTGGCAACCCTAATTTGATAAGTGCCTGCACCTGTAATTCCCTGGTATCGGGTTGTGCTGCTGCCAATTGCGACAGTCCGAGTGCCCTGCCAAGCAACCTGGTCGTTGCTCCACTCCACCACAACGCTAGAAACGGTTCCATCGCCCGGAAGCCCCCATGAGCCATCAAGTACCCACACCTGCCCATCTGCTGTGGTAATCCGCCGCGCTTCTGCATAAGCAAACGTCACGGGTAGCGGTGGGGTAGGCGTGCCTAATCTGATCGGAGTCGGAGTGACTTCGATTTCCTGCTCAATTGCCGCGTACTTCCCAGGGTTGTGAGAGATGCCCACAATTTCTGTTTTCGTTGGATCGCCCTTTGCTGGGGACACCGACAATACTCTGAAGATTTGCGGTTTGATCTGATCCGTTGAAATAAGCCATGTGCTCTCAACTGGAGGTGGAACAATTAGTGGAGTCGAGGTGATTAGAAAATCGTGGATGCCGGGAACATTGTTGATTGGCTTGGTTTCTAAGCTCCCATCCCAATGCATCACCGTTACCTGAAAGCCCGTGCCGTTGAGCACAACAGGCGCATCCAAATCAATTCGCGTCGTCGTTGCTGCTTTGATCAATCCGCCGTACCGGATGTTGGCTCGCTTAGCATCAGCAACCTGAATCAAGTCGCCCGGCCTTACCACAGACGCGAATGACCGTGCTGTGAACGTCACCGTCTCGGTTTCGTAGCGACTGCTGTAGAGTGCCCACCTGCCTGCCCTGATTGCCTGCCCTCGTGATGTGCATCCATAGGCGGCTAGTTCAACCTGCTGGATGCCGTAACGCTCAATTCCATCTGGATCTTCAACAGGTTCAACCGCACGCTCATAAAAGTTGTTGGGGTCATTCCAGGTCACAAGCGCTGTGGTGTAGCGGTTGCGAACGGCTGTACTTCCATAAATAAACACACCATCTTCAACATCTGCCTGACTGAACTGCTTGACTACAACGCCCGGTCTATCCTGCCAGAACTTAACAACGCCCTCTGCCCAGTACGGTTTGATGTTGGCGCAACTTGCAACCGCGTTGATAACGTCAATTGCCTTTTCCTTGGTCTGGATCTGGGTATGACATTGGTAACGTCGCTCGACACCACCTAAACCATCAGAAATAAATTCGTTGTTGTACAGGCAGCATTGATAAAGGCTCCATTTGTCTACCTGTGATGCATCAATATAGCGGCCTAAACCCCATCGCCGATTTGTTAAAAGCGCATACAAAATCCAAGCAGGATCGGCACACGCCTTCAGTGGCAATGAAAAGGTACCATCCCAAGTTGTTGAGACGAAATTCAACCCTCTATCTGCTGCCACACTTAGGTTTGAAGGGATGGGTACACGAATGCCAGCAAGCCGATATCTTCGTTGTGGAATAGACGAGAATTGTTCTGCGTCAAATTCCATTGCAATCACACAGGAGTTAGCATATCTAATCTTATTTTTAATAACCTCTGTGTAGCTTTGCCATTCAATTTTTTGTATCAGTCGCTGTTCTGTTGAGTCATCTGTGAGGCGTTCTACTGTGACTTGATATTCAGAGATTGTGCCACCAAGGTTAGCGACCGACATCTCATACTGAAATTCAACAGGCGAGGAAAACTTAGCTTTGATTGTGCGGGTGACTCTGACCTTGGGTGCGTCCGCGCCACGCTTGGTGGAAATCCTAAACTGAACTTCGGAACCTTTGATATCACCGTCTTCTTCGTATTCTTGCAGAGTGATTGCGAGCCTAACCCGGATGGCATCAAGTTCAGGGTTGACGATGGTGCGCGTAATTGGGGAAAGCGCCTTCGTGACTTCGACGTTAACCGCATTTTCCTGGGCAACCTCGTCGGAGCCGTCAAGATTAATCAGGGATTGATCAGGCGTGCCTTTACGAAAGCGGTAGTTGAATCCCTTAAAGTTGCGTGTGTTGTCGTTGTTTTGGATTGGCGTCTTGTCTAGGTAAACACCTTTTAGCCCGCCAACAAGCCCTTCTACAACACCCTCGCTGAGCAGTTCTGTAACGCTTGCTTTGGATGTTGAACGGCCATCATCCTGTTCTTCTGTTGGCGAGGATGCTGCCTTGCCGCCGCCGCCGTTATGCACGCGGATGCCATGCTCGCCGACAAGATAGGTGTGGTAGTCGCGCACCCTCAGGTTATAAACCGTCGCCTTGCCTGTTCGTCTTGCACCCTCAAGTGGTCTAATCCGGTTGTGTTTGTCATAGAGTGCCTCATCAACGCCCATCTCACCAATCGGCGTGAAAGCGTTGCCCTCGGCTAGAACAAAGTGATTTGGGGTTGCAGCAATTGTCCCACCCCAGTAGCGGTATTCCCAGATCTCGTGATTCGGATGCTCGGAAGTTTCATAAACAAATCCTTCATGCAGTTTGCCCGCATCATCGAACGCTAGCACCAGATCGCCGAGTTTGATGTCTTGGATTTGCTTAAAGCCTGTGCGCGTCACCACAAGTGTGCCAGCAGGAAAGCATCCTCCCATTGACGCCGTTGGGGAGAGTTGCTGTTGCTGCTTGCGTTTTTTCTTGCGCTTGCTGTGGCTCATTCTTCCTCGGGCGAATCGTCAATAGTCGTAAACACTCGAATGGCCGCGCTCACAGTCTGGGAGCCAACAATTAACTCCCCAAACACAAGTGGAACTCTGCCCCCTGCTGAGGTCGTGTTTGCCCCGCCGTTGAAGATAAAACTTGGCTTGTTTTCCTCGTCTTCACTTGCGTCCGATGGCGGTTTATTGAATAGCCCGACGATGCCTGAAAGAACTAGGGATAAGCCGATCGAGATAAACGCCCCTGCCAACGCGAAACCCGCGCCGCCCGTGAACACACCTACGGCAACGAGGACAACTCCTGCAATGATTTTTCCAACCGCACCGCTAGCAGCAGGAACAGGCGTAATGGTTAGCACACCTGATCCACATGGCGCATAAAGATCCGCCTCGCCCATCTCCCACCCGGTTAGGTTCAAGCGGTACACAATGCCCATCCCGGATGAATGGATCATGAATTGCCTGAACGTTGAGAAATTGGACTCAAGCGCCCTAATCGCCTCTTTGACGGTGGTAACATCCACCTTGATTTCAGGCGTGAAGCGTTCGGCTAGAACGCCATTAAGTTTGATGGTGAGTTGCGGCATAAGTTTGGTCTAAACAGCAAAAAAACGCCCAGCAAATCGTTGGGAGTAAGGCGAAATCTTTTACTGTTTGACCTATGACCTGATATCAGTTTAGCGGATAAGTTCTCTTGACACTCCCCATGCCTAAAGGCAGGGGATTCTCCCGTCTAGCCCACTTGTGGTAGGGATTGATCGAACAGACAAAGCTGCTCTCCCACAAGCGTATTCATGGAGTTAAGCGGATTGCCAAATACCGCGTCCTCTGGATCGGATGAAGCCATTACAACAGCATCTCTCTTTAGATCCAAAGCACATGCAAACCCTTCCCACTGAGCCAAATTAAACGCAGCGTTCAGATCAGCATTTAGCTATTAGGCGGGAAGCCCCGCGCTGTACCGGAACGGTCAGCGTCGGGATGAGAGCCGCGTGACTGAGCGAAGCGAAGGAACAAACTATCTAGGAATCGTGACAGATAAGCCTTTATCGCAATGCTGGGTTTATGCTAATATCTAATATAGA